CTCAAATGGACGACCTTCAATACGCCTCGCGGCCTCATATCCCGCTGCGGCACCAATGGCACCCATAATTGGAACCGAGGCACCACGAGTTGGGACCGAGAGGGCCGGGAGGGCACCCACTCCCTGTCCAAGCGTGGAAAGACCCGCTTCCACACCCATACCCGTAACACTTGGTCCAAACTTCAACATGGCCGAGCCCAGCGGTGTAGCAGAGATGGCACCCTCGATGCCTGACATGGCTGCTTGGCTCTGCGCTGCGGCATCCTCAGCCTCAAGCATGTCCAGTTCATCAGCCGCCTGCGCGGCTTCAAGCTGGTCTAGTTCCGCCTGTTCTTGGGGTGTAAGGGCCATTAGCGGTTGCCTCCCAGCTTGCTCCGAAGCTCCTCAATGCGAGCGCGACGAGCCTCGGGGGTTAAGCCTGAGCCGGTTTGGCTGGCGGGTGGGTTTTTCAGCACAGACGCATCCAGCGGATTCTTTTCTCGGAAGTCATTTACCTGCCGCTTAATTTCACCCTCGGAAATGTTCTGGCTGCGGAGGTTATCCACAAGTTGACCAATTTGACGGGAACGGTCATACGCCTGCCGAGCATAGGCCAGAATGGCCTTATTGCCTTCCGGGGTCTTAGTCAGGGAGGGTGAGTATTGGTCAAACAGCTTCATTTCAGCGTTGGACACCGCACCCTTGGTTTGCTGCACCCGAGCCATGACGAAGTTGCCGAACAGGTTGCGGAGTTCTTCGCCCTCCTTAACACCCTTAACATCCATTCCTAGGGCCGCGCCAAGCTGCTTGGCTTGCAAAATCCAGTCACCAGCAAAGCCGGTCTTAGCCCCGGCATCAATTAGAGCCGCAGCACGGTCAATGTCTCTGATAGCCGTTTCAGCGGTTTGGCCAAGAGTAGCAATGGCTTGGTTGTCATCAAAAGAAGCCTTGGAGCGCATGGTTGCCTCCTGAGTCTTAACCTCTTCCTCGGTTGTGGGCTTGTTGGTGGGGCCAAAAGGGCTCACGTCCTTTACGATGAAAGTTCCATCACCTGCGGGAGTAGCCTTGAAGTCAAACCCCGACTTGCGGAGGGATTCCATTTGTGCGCTAGTCATGGGTTGCCCGCCAAGACGGGCCGCATCTTGCCGCGTCTGAACCTGTCCAGCGATAGCCTGCACCGGAGTGAGGCCCGGCAAGCGGCCATTAGACCCACCTAGGGCTTGATTATAGGCGTTTGTAAGCATCCCCCGACCATACTGACCCGAACCAATGCCCGAGCCCCTAATTTGGTCGTAAAGAGCCGCCGATTGCTGTCCCAGCGCAGCCTGTTCAAGCGTCCAAGCGGCCTGCTGTTCAGCAGACAAACCTTGCGGAGCCGGAGCGCCAGCCAAGAGGGCCTGTCGAACTGCCTGCGGGTCTCCACCTTGGCTCATGGCGTTAATCACCGGAGCGATGGTTTGGGGGCTTACGCCTTGCAGAAATTGAGGTAAGCCGGCCTGCCCCGGACCAGACTGCGGCACCGTTGAGGGGTCCTGTGTAATGCTAAATCCGTTGTCTGTGGCACTAAAGAGTGCCCCGTTCTTGGCAACACCAGACCACCCTTCCGCAGTCGCCTCCTGCACCTGCTTACCGAAAGCCGAAACGGGGGTTGGGGCCTGTGTTCTGATATGCGACTGATCGCCAATCATAGGCGTAGAGCTAGGAGCCCCCTGCATTGGCAAGCTGACGTTCCCTTGACCGTTTCCTTGGGGCAGCGCAAACTGTGACTGCGGCACCCGCATCTCCTGTTGGGGAGCTTGGATGCCGAGCAAATCATTCAACTTTTGCAAAGGATTGGTCACACTACCATTATACCCTGCTTGGCTAGGGGCGGTAAAGGTCGCAAGCTGGTCCTGTTCTGAGCGTTGCATGGGAATTAGACCACCCGTAGAACCGATAGGTTGCCCCGATGAGTTGAGACCCGTTGAGCCAATACCAAACAGGAAGGCGTTTAGGTCGGTTGGCGGCTGCTTTGCGGGAGCCTTAAAGCTGCCGGTATTAGGGCTGAATGGGTTCATTTAAGGGTTTGGTTACAACTTTGATGGGACTGCACGTTACTCCGTCCACCGCGACCCTTGGGGGTGCGGACATTTCTCGGTAGCTAGCCAGGCTTTGAATTTTGTGCAGCCACAGCCTGGTGCCCCGCATTCACCCAGCCCGAAATTACCATCAGGCCGGTAGAGATCGCACCCTATGCAAGCTTGACGTCGTCGCTCCAAGATGGGTTTGGGCGTGAGCGGCAATCCTGCCGCCTGCCATTGACGCAATGCGCGCAGCAAACGGATACCCTTGGTTACGATTGATGCGGGTAGCGATGCCTTTATCGGTGCATTTAAGGTCACCACCGGTCCGGTCAGGTGCGGAGCATGTGTTATGACTATTACTGGGGTTGATCTCATGGCGTCGCGCAAAGCACGTAGGTCTCATAGCCGCGCTCATTTGGGACTAGGTCGGATACCGTTGCGGTGTTGTCCACACCACCCGTGACAAAATAGGTTAGCGTTTGAAACAAAGTGTAGCTGCCAGATCCAAACGGCCGGCGATAGACATCAATCTTGATCGTGCGATGCTGACCATTGGGCACGCTCGCGACGGCCCGCCACTCAGCTTCTTGCCATGTGGTCGTGAAGTCTCCGGCGCCCCTCAGTTCCCAGCGCGCCAAGCAGCAACTACCTCCGCAGCCCGGACCTGACACTGCCGACCAGGCCCCCCATGTGAAATTCGCGCGAGAAATTGCATCCGCTTCCGTGTCTTCATCAGTCAACGTCTTGGCCATGGTGCCAGTCTTTGTAGTCCAACTACTGCAAACCCCAGTGCCGGTCCAGGTGACCTGCGTGGCTGTCGTGGTCGCTGGCATGCGCGTGCCGTCGCCTTTATTCAAGTTGGCAGTTCGATTTGGCGTAGTCGTATCGAGGAGCGCACCGGCCGGAGGACAGGGCTGGTCTGTGCTCGTGACCGTCTCATAGCGCAACCGTTGCTGCGTATTAGTTTCGGTGCAGTTGGTTGGCGAGTAGACGTAAGTGCCGGAAAACTCTGATCGCTGGGAGTAACGCGCGGTTGGTGCGCCGGCGCATGGCGAGAAATTGAAGCACTCTTGGAAGCTGCCGCTCAGTGTTTGCGTGCGGTAGCGCTTGGGCGGAACGGATGGAGAACCATATTCATCAAATCCGCAGATCGTGAAAGTCCCGCCGCGCTTGCGACATTCGAGGCTGGTGCATGCCACCTGCGCTCCGCAGCACGGGCAGGGTGTGGATGTTGTTGCGGTAACGGGCATGGTTAGCAATTCGCCGGGAGTCCGGGCATAGTCAGCGTCACGGTGATCGTGCCATCGCCATTGCAGGATGCGGCAATGCTAGCGCCATTTAACGCCGTGAGGATACCACACACTCGGATTTGGAGCTCACCTAGTTTCTCTCGAATCCACGCATCGGATACCCCACCTCCGCCTCCTCCCCCACCACCTCCGCCTCCCCCTCCGCCTGGATTTCCGGGCCCTCCTGGTGCACCCGGATCACCACCACCGGCTCCGCCAGCGCCGCCGCCTCCACCTCCGGCCACGCCAGCAACACCCGCGAGTCCATACTCCTGCGCGTGGCTAGCACGCTGCCGGAATCGCGCAACCATGACCGCCGCAGGGTTTACATCGGCCAGGACTTCCGTGCGCGCACCTCGTATCTGCGGCGCCCAACTCTGCGGCAGGAATGGGTGTTGCTGGGCAAATTGTTCTGCGGTTTGCGGCATGTTTACACAGGTAGCGCCTCTTGCGCTGGGATCGTAGCAGTCACAACCGTCTTGCGGTAGTATTTGGTGCCGCTCGCCGTGGTGAAGGCTGGCTCTATCGTAGCATCCAGAGTGTAAGTATTCCCGCCGGGGTCTTCAGGACCGCCGAAGACGGTCACTTTGGCGGTCGTGCCGCCGAAGACGATATTTCCCATCATTGTCCCACCAACCTCATCCGCTATCACAGACGCCGTGAAACTCAGTGGGCTATCACTGACCGAACGATACCCGGGCAGCGCCTGGACGGTATGTCCCGGCATATTCCCTAGCGTCGTCCACTCTGCTTGAATGGTCGCCCACTCCTTCGGATTCCAATGATTCGACAGGCTACCGAGGGCGCCGTTGGTTTGATAAGTGACTTGAATCTCCGCTAAAACATCAACGGTTGCCGGCGGCGAACGGAACACGTCATACATTTCCCAATTAGGATCTGTCGCTGTGTAATTGTAGGCCTTTGCGCGCCCAGGATAAGTGAATGGGACCAGTCGCTCAAAAGTGATTGTCGCTGCCGTTGGGTCATTGCCTCCACTGGCCGTCTGCATTGCGGTAACAACATACTTCACGTAGCCGTCCTCCAGATCCTCGTCGTCAAGAATTACCGCACCCGACGGGGCGACGCGTTCGCCAAGGGATACATAAGATACATAAGTGACTTCCCGCAGCCCATCGTGCCGCGCACGAATCGAGACACTGATCCGACCTGTCGCCCGCACGTAGGCAACATTCCAGATTCGGTGTCCGTCGCGGTCTTGTAAATCGACGTATTTCTTTTGAAAATCTATACCCGGAGTCGTTGTGGGATCGGTGGCCACGCTAGGCGCTGTGAGGTAGGCAATATCCACCGTCGTGACGCCGGTGGTTCCTTCGTCGTTGCTCTTATTGTAACCTGTGCGCCGACTGATTTCGCCGTCACCCTTGGCAAAGGTGTAGGTCAAAATCTCATATCCATCGGGGCCACGTTTGTTCTCGGAGATTAGGGTGTATCCGCTGGGGGTCGGCGGCGTAGTGATGGCATACGTCAGCGTCCGAATTAGGAGCTTTCCATTATTCTTCGTTTCGTCAACCTGAGCCAATAGGCCGCTTTCAACGTAGGTGCGGCGAATGGTTCGGACGGAGCCATTATCGTTCGCCGTCTCTCCAATCAGGAATCCACCAGAACCCGCCGTTCCCGCTGGGGTCGGGGTGTAGGAGACGTTGCTAAATTGGATGTAGGTGAGGGTTCGGCTTACCCGCCCGTCATCCAAAACCGTCGTTTCGGTGCCGCCAACCTGAGTTTCGCCGGTAGCTGAGATTTGCTCATATGTCAGGCGAACGATGGGGTCGTTTCCCGCCCCATTGTTAGACAGGGAATAGTCGCTTTGGGCGTCAATTAGGCGCAGACCCTCCCAGCCGGTAGGCGGGGCAGAGAAAACGTCGGCATCCCCGTAGCTGTAGGTCAGTTGTAATGGAAGCTCGCTGTTCTGCTTCCACGAGACAAAGCGGGTCAGGCGCTTCCGTTCATCGGGAAGGATTTCGGCCTTGGCTGGCCTGACTTCTATGGCTTGTGATATGAGAAATGGCATACTTGGGTCTAATTACACGTCAAATCGCCTTAAAAACGATTCTAGGGCCATTCTAGCCCTATTCCTGCGGATTGTCTCCCTTGGCCAAAGCAGCATCCTTACGGCGGATATGCCAAATGGTGAACCCGGAAACAGCCAAGGAAGCAATAAGGCTAGCAATTTGCAACAGGTCTTTAGTGAGCTGCATACCGGCAATTGTCCCAATCCATGAAAAGGCGTTCAAGGTTAGCAATTTGAGTTGATGGGCATGGTCGTTCATAACTTGGCTTTGATGTTGCTAATAACAGCCTTGTGGGCCGCGTCTTGGGTTCTGGAAAGATAGTCTTTCAACTGCTCCCCAGCCTCCGGGTTGTCCTTTACATAATTGCTGATCCCCTTGGCGGTAGCCGTAAGGGCTCCTGAAATGCGCTTAAAGATGGTCCAAAGGACCAAGCTAATGGGCGGGAACATGATGCAGAGAACAACTAGGGCAACCACACCAAGGCTAAAGGAAGCCCCTAAAATGTTAATTCCCGTCCCCTCAACCTTCTTGCCCTCATTCTTCTCCAACAGCTTGTTAAGTGCCGCTAGTTCACCTTGGGTGCGCAACAGTTCTCTTTCTAGGGCTTTAACCGTCTCTGGGGCCAAATCGGCTGTATCGCCTTCTAATGGCTTCTCTGGACGGCCTAACGAGGCCGAGAGCTGTTGGGCTACGGGGATTAGCTCAACAGGCTTCTCTATCCGCTTTGCCAGCAGGTCGGCGGCTTGACGCTCAACTTCTACGGCTCGCGGCGCCTTGACGATAGGCCCAGGAACCTTAGCTTGGAAGACCCGCCATTGCGGTAGCTGACAGCCGGTTAGGAACAGACAGAGGATTAGCGTGAAGTGTTTCATCGTTTGCCATACAGCACCCCTGCAACCCGCCACTCAATACGCTCGTAGTTAATCCATCCGTCAGGCTTGGTTGGGTCATTGTTGTCGCCGGTAAAGAAGGCCGCGGTTGGGCTAAGCTGACGGATACGGTGGCAAATAGTGCCGTCCTTCTCCTCGTTCGTGTATAGAGCTATGTCGCCAACCCTTAATTGGTATGGTTCAGCCCTTTCGAGGAGTAAAACGCAATTACTCCCTAAAACGGGTAGCATAGACCCCGTAGGCTGCACCGAAGCATAAGACCGCTGTTCAATCTTGCGGAAAGCCCAAGCGCGAGCCGAGTCCATCGCTTCCGCATGGGTCATGCTAGACGTAGGGGTTGGCGTCTGGTCTTCTTTCTTAGAGCAACCGGCAAGCGCAAGGATGAGAGCGGCGAGTAGTGCTAGTTTCATACTATTCCCGTGTTGGATTGGACACCGAGGAACCGGGACAAGCCCCTGACTTGTGAATCGGGAACTACTACATTGTAGGCAGCAACATTGGTAATTGTCCCCGAGTGGGACGTTCCAACCGGACCACCCAAATAAATGGCGCTAGAATCTGTATTAGAGAAATTTCCAGCGGTTTGCCATGCGGTTTCTGTTCCCTTTGTGCCGTTCAAGAAGTTGACGGCTAGGGCACTAGCTGTATCCAAACGACCCGCGTGAACATAGGTGTTATTTAGCGCAAGCCCCGCCTGTGTTACTTCGGCAAAAGAATCAGCATCCAAGCGTCGGCCACCCGTTGCAATGTTTCCGCTTGTCATTACCGATCTAATCAAAGCCCGTGAGCCAACCGCATTGCTGTTTGCGCGGAAATACTCGCGGGCTGTTGAAAAGCTGCTGACCGCAACGGTGGCAAGCATAGTAGTCCCACTTGCGTTATTCAGGAACCCTAAAGCCCCGGCAGGCAGAGTCATAAACATTTGCGTTCCGTCGAACAGTGCAGCCGGAGCCGAAACGATACGGGCACAATTACCAACAACCGTGCGGCTGATAGTCCAGTTGACCGACGAGTTGACGCCATCGGGGATGGTGACTGAGCTGGCGTTTCCGAGAGACGGGTTTAGCGCAATTACTGCGGCCCCATCAATACCGGTGGCAAACTCAGCAAGGTGGCATTGGCCCGCAAATCGCTGCGCGGCCCCATCATCCGAGAGAACGCCAAAGGTCACAGGAACGGAAATAGCATTAACCGAGGTCAGAACCGCGGCCACAGTAACAGCGGAACCCAACTGAGTCCAAACCGTAGGCCGAACGGAACTAGTCGAGGTGGAATAGTAGAACCGTGTGGTTGAACCGCCAGCTCCATTATCCGCATCAAATGTAATCTTAATCCATCTCGCACCCACAACAAGCGGAGTTGTAGAAACCCCGCCAAACGTTATTAAGGTGCCATTGGAAACCACCAATCGCAGTTCGCCTGTCGCATCTATGCGGGACTGCCATTGCGTCACAGCGGCCAGTCCGGAAGCGTTGCGCTTCGCAAGCAGACATTGAACCGACCCGCTAGCCGCAGTGAACGCGCCAAGGCGAAAGGTCATCGTGAAGTCCGTCGCGACTGCATTGATAGCGGCTGACGATGGAGTGCTGATGTAGTTGCCCGCGACTCCGGGCAGGTGAAGGTAGTTCTCACCACTCCAAGGGAGAAACAACGGCTGATTGGCCCCGGTAGCTTGCACCGCGTGCCAGCCATTAGGCCCTAGGTCGGGCCATGAGGAAATGGCCTGCAAATAGGTGCCGCCTTGGTCCTGCAATGTTTGTGCGGTATAGTATGGCCCCAATCCCGGCAGATTACGGGGGTCCATCGGATAATCATTCTTATCCGTCCATTTGCCAAGCAGACTATTCCACTGGCCCCGCCACTTGACATGTGAGCCAATCATTAGACCGTAGTAGGCGTAGCTTGGAAAACCGCATCAGCCGATTGGCGGATAAATCGAGCCGCTTTGGCAAGCTGCAAGCTCCACGTCCCCGACTGGCCTACGTAGAGACGATGGCCGTTGCTGGAACTCGGGTCAGAACCGTCAAACGTCACCATAATGTCATTGGTTTGCACGTCCCAAATGACTTGTTTGGTATTGGTAATATCCCAGCCGGAAGCGGCAAGCGTTACGACAACGCTAGATACAGCCAAACGTTCATCCAGAACACCACTGGAAGGCTTGGGATAGATGTTGCTGATGTTGTTGGTCATTGTTAGTTATTCCTAAGTTGTTCGGTTCCGTGGGTAAAGAAGGTGCGGCGAAGGGGACGGTAAGACTGCTGGCGGGTATATTTCTCAATCTCGTTAAGCAGAATGTTTTGCGCCTCGGTTCGCATGGCAAAGCCGCGATCATTCTGGCCATTTGACAGGAGCAGGTCTCCCGCACTCGCGGCCACGACATATTCCATCAAATCGTAGGGAATCGTAAGCCTAAGCCAGTAGGTTCCGTTAGTCGGAGCGTTACCCGTAGAGGCCAAAATGCAGAGGTAATAGTCGCCGGTCGTGGGGTAGAAAACCTTGTCACCCGGAGCATACACCGTCATTGCCGCATAGTCGGCACCCGTATAGATGGGAACACCCTCACGAAAATAGACATACGTGGGGTCAAACACGTTCTGGTCAAAGAACTGGATGCCGCCGCTAGTAAGCTCATATCCCACCTGAACGGTGCCATTCTGCCCATACGGAGCATAGCGGTAGCAGGTAATAACGTCAGCAATTATGGTCTCCCCGGTCTGCTCATACTCAATGAGGTTGTCATTGTCCGGCGTTCTGGCCTCTGTCCGCAAACTCCAAGGCCATTCAAAGAACTCCCAGCCCGCCTTAATGTTGCGGTTGATAAACTGATTGGCAGCCGCCTTCTGGGTCGTGTCCATTGTCTGGATGCCCGCCAACTGCTGGTAGCGGTCAACGATAGACTGGTATGTGACGGTTCTGTTACCCATTAGTAAAAGCGTTTCTCAACCTTGGCTCCGCGCAACTCCGGGTTATCACGGTAAAATTCGGCCCCAAACTGCTTGTCAGACCAGCATCCTTCCTGTTCAAGTTGCCAGCGCATATACGTTCTGGCGGGGATAATCATTTGCAAGTGTCCGAGGCCATTGACATTCTTGCGCTTCTGCAACTTTTCGTTATCCGCAATCTTCTTCATTTCCTGCCTCTGCATCACCTTCTCGGCACCAATGCCTAGACGGATATTGCGCTCTAAAGCCTCCCAAGCCGCCCGGTCTTCCACGGGCCTAAACTTAGGAATGAAGAAATTGGGTGTAACCATAGTGAAAGAGAAAAAGGGGGGCCAGTTTCCCAGCCCCCTTCTTTACATTAGCCGCTAAACGAATAGGCGGCGAGGCTATTCACCTTGAGGTAAATATCCAGCTCGCCCACATCAATGTCGGACAGCGATTTACCCGTCATAGAACCAAAGACGATATCAATGGTATCCGCACCCGTGTAGGCATAGCGAACAGACGAGTTAACGCCGGGACCGGCAACGATTTCCGAGCCGTTGACGTTAATCTGAGCCGACGCAATGTAACGATTGGTCGAACCGCCGTCACCCACGATGATAGTCGTGGAATTGTAGGCGTTGTCCGACGCATCTTCAAACGGCGTAACGAGGTTGAACGCAGCATCCGAAACGTAGTCGCGAGCGGCTACGGTGAAGATGGCGATGGTTTGAGCGGTGTTGGCCGTTGCTTCCGTAAGGTCTTCGTGGGTAAGACGAATACGATGCGTGAAGCCGGTAGCGGCCTGCTCTTCGATCATGAGGGGATAGACAATCATGGTAATTTTCTCCTTGGTTGATTAGCTGGTGGCGTTGAACTTGCCGAAGCCCAGCGGATTGAGAACACGGAGCGTCCACCACGACTTGTAGAAGCCGCGAGGACCACCACCCTTATCTTCCAACTCCTGATGCGCCGGGGCTTCCGCGAAGGCGAATTCAAGCAGGGAAGGATTGACGAGGTAGCCGCGAGCGTTCTGAACCGCAGCCGCGCTATCGCGGGCAAGGAACAGGTCGGGAATCAGGTCAACGGTGCCGAAGTCGCCAACATAACGCAGGATGTTGTGGCTAAGGGTCGTGGAGCTAGCATCCGTGTTGGTGCGGAGAGCGCCAGTGCCGCCGTCGGTGCGGGTAAAATCCGTGAAAGCACGTTTCAGGGCGGTGCCGCAGAACAACTTGTAGTTCGAGACATCACCGGTCTGCTGGTAGATGGACTCCAGCACATCGTTAACGTCGTCTTCCGTCAGGGAACCCGTGGTCGTCGAGTCGATAGACGCGGCGGGGGTCAGGTATTCCGAAGGAACCGGATTGACAGCCTGAGCCGTGGACTGAATCCACTTGCCAAGACCGCGGAGCTTAGCAGGACCATTGGCCTGCATTTCTTGGTCGGAACCAGCCGCCGACTCCATGTTACGCTTCAACTGAGCAAGCGCCTTGGACTTGGCCGTGGCAACCTGATTGAGCGTAGCCGCGTCGTCAACCAGCACTTCGAGGTCGGAAACGGACCAGCTCTGGTCCTGACGCTCAAGGCGATTGCCGAGCAGGGCGCGATCAACGCCCGGATTCTGGAAGGTCGTAACGTCGGTGCCTTCCTCGGTCGCGGTCAGGGAAACGTCCGCGAGGGTGTCAACCACCCATTCAGTGTAGGATGCTTTGGGGGCACGGCCTTTCTTAGCCATGGTAAGCATCGGGGTCTTTTCAGGGTCGAGCATCGTGAAACCCTGAAGAATGTCTTCACGGTTGGATGCGATGTTGTAAGTAGTGGCTTGAGCCATTTTAGTTAAGTCGTTTAAGTTGTTCTTGAATTGTGAGCATTCTCGCGTAACTCTCTTGAGAGCCGGATTTAGAGAGGTCCTTCTTGGCCTGTTCCAACTGTTTCGCTAGCTGTGCCTTTTCCCCGCCCGTATTCTTTGCTCGGGACGTTGCCGACGGCGTTGTCGTGTCGGCTGCCGCCTTGCTAGGCTTCTCAACCTTCTTAGCTTCCGTCTTGGGCTTCTTGAGGTCATTCAGCTTGTCCATTGCCAGGCCATATAGGAGGCGGGCGGACGGTAGCTGATTGACTGCCGGGAACTGTCTAGCAAACGTCTCAAACTGCTGGTATTCGCTACTCTTCTTATCGAAGAGAGCCGGATACATACCTTTTGCTTGGGTGTCTGCCTGTTCCTTGGCTTTAAGAAACTGACGGCGTTGCGGGATTAGCTTCTCAATGTGGCGGCGGGCCTTCTGTTCGAGGGCCAACACGTCTTCCACTTGGTAGGTTTCGTTGCCGATTTTAACGGTCGGCTCATCCTTTGCCATCGCTCGCAGGATTGCGCGTCGGTTGCTCTCGATTAGGTCAAGGGCGCTCTGCGAATCACTTGTCAGCTTGTTTAGCTCACTCTCGCTCAGGGCTGCTTGGGTTTCGTCAGATGGGTCGCTAACCGTCACCGTAATTGGTGTATCATTGGTAGCGTTCTGCGTGCCTTGCTGCTCCTTGAGGGTGGCGATTTCAGCCTCTAGTGCCGCGGCTTTGGCTTCTGCTTCCTTACGCTTGGCGGTAACGGAGTTAATGCGCTTCTGCACATTCTCCTGCCACTTCTTCAGCTTGTCGGGGTCGTTGGTTTTGGGCTGTGAAAGAACTTCCTCTTCATCCTCAGCCTTGGGCTCCTCTTCGGCCTGCTCTGGCTCCGATTCGGTAGTTTCCGGCTGGTCCGTGGCTTCCTCGGGTTCAGCTTTCGCTTCCTCCTCGGTTTCCTCGGTAGCTTCGGGCTTTTTCTCTGGCTCATCTTTGGCCTTCTTTGCTTTCGCATCGTTAGCCATCATGAACTGAGCAAACTGCTCGACGCTCATACTCTCCGTCATGCCTTCGGTCTGGGCCGGAGCCTCAGTCGTGACTGGCAAGGCGTCACTCTTCGTATCGTTATCCATAAGTTCGTTAAGCGAGAACTAAGAATCCGCAGATTCTCAGGAGTTTACGTCATCCAGTGACGTTGGCGTTGTGCCTAATTACAATTATACCACACTTTGCAAATGAGTCTCAAATACAGGCCGTTAGGCCGACTTGATGCGGGTGCGGCATGTTGCAAAAATTGAACGCAGCCAGTTTAGTTCACTGGCGCGGGCCGATAGGTGAACCAGTTCGGCATGATTCTGGTAAACTGGCGTTACAGCCGTTTCCTCCAACCATTGGTTGCGCCGTTCTTCGATAGCCTTCTCAAATTCATCCCAATAGGGCGTCTGCATGAGGCCCGTAATGGCAATGACCAAGGTATCTTCGGTTTGTTCTTCCATAATTAGCCTACATTGCCAGCCGGAGGTGTCCCAATACGGCCAATTTGGGCGTTTTGGCGTTGCTGTTCATAAAACTTTAGTTGTTCCGTGTATTTCTCGATGCGATTGCGCAGGTCTGGGTCAGCCAGTAGCCGCGTTTTAACGTCATTGGACGGATATGCGGGAGTGCCTTCGAGCCAGTTGGTGATAACTTGCAGCCGCAGGGGCGCGTTGATGCCATTCTGCGGGATGTCTAGGGGCGTTCCCGACCACATTTTTGCAATATCGGCCTGAGTGTCAGCAACTTCACGCTGCGCGGCGATGTCTTCCGGGACAAGGATTTGCTCGGCAAGGATGGGGTCAATGAGCGAGAACGCAACTTGCAAGAACTTGGAGTAATCGACGACTCCGCCCTTGTCATATTTGGAGGCAAGGTCTCCCATCGTTTCGAGTTTCTTGGCATAGGTCTCGGGGTCCATGCTCAGAACATCAAACGTGGCGTAGAAGTCATACTTGCCACTTACGTCCTGCTTCTTGAGCTGAACCGGACTATTGCTTTGGGCGCCGATGACACGGAACCACTCTTCTTCGGGGCCATATTGCTCGTAGAGAGCCCAAACTTGGGCCATAACCTGTTTCCAGCAACCAAGCCAAGTTGAAATTTGCTTCTGCTGCTTAACCTGCCATTCGTTGCCGATGTCTTCCTTGGTCGCCAAGCCATAGTAGCGGCGAACCATCGTATCGAGCGAAGCCTGCACCTCAACAGAAGCCTGCGGAGGCGGCGGAACAGACATATAACCATACTCACCGGGCCGGCGTTCGCCAACCTGAGCACCGGGACCGATACGACCGGGAGCGCGGCCTACGGGATGGGTCAATGGAGGGCAGGTAGAGATGGAGGCGTGGTCGCGGCGAGCATCAACTTCAGTCTTAATTGCATCCTGCCAGCCTCGGCCAGTTTCCGGCACACCACGGCTATCCAGCATCAGGCGGCTAAGGAGTTCACGGGGGAACACAACGAAAGGATAGAGTCCGTGACGGTAGCCCAGAAGCTCGTGCTTGGCATACCCCATATTGCCACCTTGTGGGCTAGAAGCCGCGGCAGGGCAGAAGATGGTGCAATAGATACCCGGCACCCCATCCTCGTCGGAAAGGCGCTGGTAGGCCCATACAAACTCAATTAGGCCGTATGCTACGGTCTCTTTGTTCAGGCCCAAACGCTCTGCGTTGTAATGCGTCTGGTTATTGATTGCTGCCTCTGAGTTGTCAAACTCTTGGTCGCGGCAGTATTTGATAGCCTCCTCAACATATTCCTCATCCCAGCCCATCGTAATGACCTTCTGGCGGGCTTGTTCAGGGGAGAGTAAGCACCTGCGAAAGATGCCCCGCGCCTGTTGAATATCGACGGGGGTGTTTGGTGGAACAAATATCTCATCCCCAAGGGCATAAGCCTGAACGATAGGGCGGTTTACCTGTTGCACGATAACAGGGACAGAGGTTTCACCCGTGTCCCGCAATTCTTGGAGCATAGCCCGAGCCTTCTTCTTGGAAACATCGGGGTAAACAATACGCAATTGGTCAATCAGCTCCTCGGTGAACAAGCCTTCCGTGATGGCTAGCGCCACATCGGGAGCCGCGGCCTCTAGGTCGGCCAGTAAGATAGGCCGCAAGGTCTTCTGGACATTGCTTTCCCAGAATACGCCGAGAATACCCAAGCCGCGTTCATGCCGGTAGTTGGAAAGAATTTCGGCCTCAGTGGGAATTTCCGTCATCTGCGACATGAACAGCCATCGCATGAAATTGGAAACAAGTGAAGCCTTAGCCAAATCGCCGCCCTCAATGGGGATAGCACGGATATTGGCCCGCTCTAACGCTTGGCAATCTAACGCAACGTATTGGTTACAAATTTCGTCAACCGTAGGAACCTTAATGTCAGACGCACCCTCCCAAGGAAACGGCTGGTTGTTTGCCATACCTACCGCATGCTTGCGCTGGTCGTGGCTCTGTCCCGGCCATTCGCAATGGCGGGTCTGATAATTGAGGTCCGCCAGTTGAATTGGGTCATTCAGATCATTGACCGTCTCCGAGTAGAGAGACATCAAGGCAGGCATGTTTGGACCGCCCGGCGTTACTTTCTGCTCTTGCTCGTCAATGTAGGCTGAATCGGCGTCCATGTGTTACCTTTATTATACCATAGTTTGCAAATGGATGTGTTTTGACACACGGGGGCTTGACATATGCCTTAAACTGAAGTTTGAGAGTGGCGTCTCACGCACCTACCCGCAGCGATAAGGTAGGAAAAGGCCCCCGGCTTAAACAACCTTTGGGGCGTAACTGGTTGCCTTGTCATACACCGGACAAGGCGTAGAATGGAGGCCGCGAGGCCGTGGACGTGCAACAAGCCGGGAAGGAGTCCCATACCAGCGGCGCTTGAGTTGCAGGGACAATCAGGAAATACGGATACCTCAAAGGGTTCTTAAACCTGCTCCACCCCTACAAAGGGTGGAGTGTGTCCATAGGAAAGCCGTTTCCCTAAAGGGTTGGCTTAAACCTGACGGTGAGGCGCAACGACGCCGAACCTAGCCGCAAATCAAACTTGTAAGAAAAACAGGGTAGTATTTCTGACAACTATTTGTCTTTCTGTAGAGTAGAACAGACCGCGAAGGGTTTCAGTCCGTAACCAGATTCATTTTTAATTGAAACAGGCCTCAAACTGAAACTAGTAAGAGCCGCCGCCCGTTACAACTTTATCGTCAGGGTTGACATACTCTATCCCTGATTGGAGGAGATAACGCAGGGCGTCAACAAAATCCTTTGCAGGCTCATCCCGACCTGTCCGCGCATAGGCTTCCAAGCACTGGATTAGGTTTAGGCACCTATCGCTAATGTAAATCATTGGCGCGTTGTCCATGCCTAGCGGTTTGGTCCGGTCATAGCTCAGACGGTCATTGATTAGGTGCTCTCCATCCTCCACTTGCTTGCCGGGATGGGCTAAGGTTTTAGATAGTTGGCGTAAGTCACAGATTGGTATTATCTTAGGTGGCAATCGTTCGAGCAAGAGCGTATTCTGTGCTCGGGTGGCCATATGGATTGCAACCAATGTTCCGGGTGCGCGTGTCCGTTGTTGGTCGGCTAACGAGGAAACATCCATTAATGACCAGCAGCGGGTGCTATGGCGGGAGTTGCCAGAACGATATAAGCACCTACCCAAGAAGCGTTTCGCTACATATTCT